CTAGTGCATCAAGTACCGCTTTGATACGGTTGTCGATGTCTATTTTTCTCTTGTCTCTAGGACGCAGAATTAGTGTTAGTTTCAATTTTTTATCCCCAAACTTAGGAATGTTGTTTTCAATTACAAATACTTGGACAGCTTCTCTAAACTCCCTTCCCTTGGCGCTCATTACCATGTGACCGCGAAAGTTGCGGTAATAGGCGTTAACGCTAGGGGGAAACGGGAGAGAGAAGCTAGCCGTCAAAATGGCACGTCACTATCTTTTGGATAAGACTTGACCGGTTTGTCAGTTACCTCTTTAGGGTACTGCTGCTGTTGTTTGTTCCAGTTAGGGTCGTTGATTTTGATGTTGTAGTAGACACCGTAGCCAGCATCGTTCTCCCATGCGCCAAAGGTAATGACTTGACCTTCATACATGAACGTGCCTTTCCAGTCTGGCTCGGTAGAACCCTGTTTTTTGTAGGTGTTCTTTGTCATACGCCCTTTCATCTCTAGGGGTACAAACGGGGGTTTCTTTTGGTTTTCCATGATTTTCCTTTCAACGGTAGATATATCGGGCATACTCGCGCCCATTTTCTTTAACCATAGTTGTAAGGATTGGGTGTCCTTGCTTCCTAAGATATTCGATATGGGCTGCAAGCCTGAATGAGCCATAGTTATTAAGTGCGTCCATCGGGGTTAGTGAGCCTACGTTTTGCAAATGGTTCAGAATATTTTGTCGCTGTGTTCCATGTCGGCTACGAACTGGGACGCTGGTGACTTTGGGTGTTGGTTTACCCCTTGATTAGCAAGCTCTGCTCTGATTTTGATTTTGTCAAAACTGCTGAACTTCTCAGTTACAGTCATATTAGCTTCGGCTAACTTGGCTACTTTCTCTGTGCGCTGCTCATCAGATAGCTTTGATGAAGCCATAACTTTGCCTACAAGTTCCCCATATCCTGCAATCCATCCTTCAGGCGTGTGGAAAGAAGCATAGATTTGACCATCAGGCAAGATAAGGGAGTAGTCACCACCGGTGTCTTCTATGACCTCTACGGGCTGTTTAACGTCTTCTACAACGCCCATGTGTTTAGGCGCAGGACTATCAAAGTCCATGACCTCTTCTGTGGCGTAATGTCCCAAGATACAAGCGGGGTAGATAGAGCGCACAGCCCTAGAGATAACCCTAGCTCTGAGCATATCTTCAGGGTACTTAGACCATCCTGACCCGTCACGGTAGATACCGGCTTGCTTTGCCATTTCGATAGTCCATTCAACGGTAAGAGTACCGCCTTGTGGGTGCTTGAATGTCCCCTTGACTGCCTTGGGCGTGACTACATCCCATTGGACAGAGCCACCAGAGAGTTGGAAGCGGGCGAGGATAGCTTGAGACTTCAGGGCTGGCTTGCCTTGAATGATGTCGTACTCTTGGACAACTGAGGCGGGGTGCTTGTTTTCTGCTTGGGCTACAAGCATTACAGCCATGACTTGCTCTTTAGTCTTAAAGCCATAAAAGCCTGACTTGACGATACTGTCAGCCATGACCGCCATGTCTTGAACGGCAACGATATTACTCATGTAAATTTCTCCAAAATAGTTAGGAATGTTTCTATGACTGAGGATGCAGCCATCACATATATAGCGACATCTTGCGTGGTCACAAGTCCCTCGCTTTCAACATTGCATCTGCCACCATGTAAGACCTCTGAGCAAACTCTTCAGGCGTTGCTTTAAGGGATGGTTCGGCAATCATTCCCTGCATAACGTGGGCAGCAAAGTAATCTCTAAGACTCATGCCCTTGTCATCAGAGCCGGTCTTAGGGTCTCGGGGGCTAGGAAATGCGTTCATCTTTGACCTTCCTTCCCGGCTTTGCCTTTGCTGTACCGTCAACCTTCAGACCCCACCGAGCCTCTTCTAAGTTAGATATGCGTTGTAGGGCGCTGTGAAACAAGTGTTCTAGCATGACTACTTCACGCTCTAGGCGCTCTAATCGTTTTGTTTTGAATAGCAACATAATTACCCCTTCACCAAGAATCTACGGCTACCGGCTACTTCCCGAACATAAGACTTGTATATGTCAGGCATGGATTGTTCAAACAGTTTGGAATCAAACTTCATGCTGCCCTTAGATGATTTCCAAGTGGCAAGGACTCTGCCGTCTAGGGTTACCAATTCGCTGTTGACCCCCATAAATTTCTGTATTTCCACCTTGAGTTTCTCTTCCTCTGCTTCCCACTTAGAGAGCTGTTCCTTGGTGTAAGTCAAGGCTTGGCACATTTGCTCTAGAGACTGCGGTGCGGTGATGCTTGTGGGTGCGGATACAGAGTAAATCAGTTTCGCTTGCTCGGTAGTCTCAGGTTCAGGGTACTGCTTAGACGCAACGTGTCCCCAGAACTTCGCCATATCCTTGATGAGCTGCTCTTTCTGTGCTTCTTCAATGGTGAACTTAAACACTTCAAAGTTTTGTCCCCCAAATAAAACAGCCAGCACAATGTCGTTGATATTGTGGCAAGCCGCTTCGTGGATGAGTTGCGCCATATCAGCCGCAGGGATGATGTTGGCTTCACTATCGAACTTGTTGCGAACAGCAGCGTTGTAGTTTTTGACTTCCACAAGCGTTTGCCCGTCAGTCGAGATGAAGTCGAAATGGGAACGCATCCAAGTCTCTTTTGGGTGAGTGAGCGCATAGTCTGCTTCCTTCAATTCCATGCCCAGTTTGGCACTTGCTAGTTGTCCAATGATGGGTTGCATAACATGACCCATTTGGACTGCTTCAACCTCTGACAAGTCGGGTCTTTCCTTAACCCCTAGCTTCTCAAGGACTGCATCATTACCGCGCCCATTGGCTGCCATACGGCTATCGCCTGACCACCAAGCAGAGTTGCGTATCTCTGGTGCAAAGTCGTTTCTATCGTTAGCCATGTTGTTTCTCCTTAGTGAGGAAATAGACTGCTTCGCCCAATGCTTGAGCTACTATCTTGGTTGAGTGATACAGCTCGGCATACTTGTTCAAGTCATCCTTGAGCTGCTCTATTTGGTCGTTCAGCTCTGCTTTAGAGAGGATGCACTTCTTGAGGGCTAGTTCTAGGTTATTTGATTCGTCTTGCACTTCTCTAAGAAAGGCTTTGTCTTTCTCTGCTTGTGTGTGCAAGTCTTTGATGGTGTCTTTTAGTTCTCTGTTCTCTTGTATCTTTCTAACAAGAGAGTCTTGCAGCTTAGTTGCCATTTGGAGTCTCCTCTTCTGCTTGGTTTAACTCGAACAGCTTGCCGTCTAAGTCACAGGCGCTAGTAGTCATCCGCATGGACTCACAGTATTTGTAAGTTGCTTCACCAGTTACTAGGTTGATTGATTCACTAGCTTTGCAACGGTCGTAGTTGGCTACGCTGCTACTTTGCTTTGATGGAATGTGCCACTTACAGTCAGCACAGATTAAAGGCTTCATATTTCCCCTTTCGGTATGGTTAGGAATGAGTAAGTAATGTATCACAGTTATGGGGATTAGCCATTGTATTTTTTAATCGGGTTCTCCTTTTTGATAGTTTCCCCTTGCTCTGATTTCTTTAGCAATAAATAATGCTTGCTCTGAATAGTTTTCTTTTTCAGCATCTGTTTTTAACCAGAAATCAACTTCTTTATCAGCAATCTTTGCACACGCCTCACGCTCTTTAAATGCACCGTTTGACCATGCAATTTGAGTCATACGATGGGCAAACTCTTCCATATCTTCATTGGGCAATGGAATAATTCCACTACCCTCGTTGTGCCACCATGCTTTGTATGCTTCGTCTTGTTCCATAGTTACCTTTCGTTTAGACAATAGTTTCCCCAAGGGTGAGAAGCTCTCCCCCAAGCCCATGCGTATGCACTAGCTTCCCCAAAGGGATGCGATTCATTCGATAGAGGTCTTGTCTCACCATGTCCCTCTGTCTTGCCCGATACCTCGCACACAGTTCGGTAGGGTTATCAACGGGGTGATGCGCTGCCCTATGTTCTCTTCCAAGCCGCCCATGTAGGCGCTCTGCTCTCGCGTGGAGTGCGGCTGCGCGTAGACAATAAAAAAGCCACTTAACCCAGAACCCCTGTCGTAACCCCATAGAAATGGGGAGGGATGCTGGCTTAAATGGCTTCAAGATATTGCTTACGACGGCAACGGTGCGAATCATATCAAACTTTCAATCCTTGTCAACAAGTACCAAGAAAATCATAAACGCAATAAACGCAATGAAGAGTATCTCAGGCATTGTTTGACGGGCAATCAAGGCAATGGCTAGGTCTATCCATACAAACCCCAAGGTGCTTACATTCATAGGTATGTTGGGGAATCTTCCTAAACGCTTCATCTTCTAGCTCTTGGTCTTGCAACTCTTTTATGGTGCGCTTACGCCATACAGTCTTACGGGCGCGGCATCCATCTTCACAGTCTTGTAGACATAGGCGCGTATGGGGGTAATGACAATCAGTTTGGTCACGCATGGGGCAAATCTCCGGTCAAGATAAGGGCAATGGTAATCAGATACACGGGGGCGTTATGCCCCTCGCGTACACGGTCCAGTAGGGTACGGGCAGCCTCTGGGGTCACTTGGTCTTCTCCTTTGGAGTCCATCCAAAGCGCCGCCATGTTTGGGTGATGTCGGTGCGTGATGCCGGTACATAGTCAAACCCTTGCGCGAGTAGGCGCGTGGGGCGCGTAGGGGTGCGCGTGGGGGGAATTTTCTCTAGTACGGGTTTCAACATGGTTTAGCTCTCCATTCCATTATCAATATCGCTACCGTTTTCCATTAGGAAAATGTCACGCTCGTCTATTGCATCATCTTTATTTTTAGCATCTAACACGATTAAATCACCGTGAAAATTAAATAGCCATTGTTTTAAATGGTCATCATATTCAACGTCAAGCATGGGTTTATCTCCGGTTACGCGCCCGTAGGCGCGTGGGGGGGTTATAGGGCTTAATGGGTTACCGGAGTAATCCGGAACTCTTCAGACGTGTAGGGGCTTTCAATGTTGCCATTCTGGTATTCGATTAGCTCTTCTTTTAGGAAATCAGACAATGCAGCTTGCGCTTGCGCGTGTGAGGGAAAATAGCTAGGGCTTTCGTTGCCCTCGCTATCGGTCACCGTCCAAGTGTTTATCCAGCTATCGCATAGCGTCCAATGTTGTACTTCGTATTGCATGGTTTTACCCTTTTAAGTAGTTAGGAAATGGTAGGCGAGTGCATACCGCATAGCGCCCATTTGGTAGGCGCTACACGCTAGGCGCTTAACTCAATTGCATGGTTTCCATATATGCTTTTTTGATAGCTTTAACTTCTTCATGGAAATTAGAATCGGTGAGCGCGTCACACAATAGCTCGAAAATGTCATCCCCTGACCAGTTAAGCGCCCATGCGATAGCTTGACCGCGTTTGCCCTCCGGTATGCTTTTTAGTGCTAGGTTTAGTTCATGTTGTGCGTTCATTGTTTACCCCTTAAAGTTAACGTGAAATGGAACTAGCACGATGTCACGGTGACCGGCTAGCGTAAGGCGTGCTATTAACTTAACAGAGCGCCATTTGGTGCGTAGCTTTACGCCTAGCGGCGTGCTATACGCGTGCGGCGCTTTGTACTCTCGTATTTGGTATAGCGTGCGTTTGTGCATGGCTAGCCCCTTAGTGATGCGGGAAAGCTAGCAACAACGCCGCGCTCGATATGGTGCAATTGAATCAAGTTGTGCGCGTTGAATGACCGCGCCGGTGCGTTTTTTAGGTACTGGTCAAAATCAAACAATACGCGCCCTAGCTTAGTACCCTTAAATAAAGTACTTTGATGCGTACCGTTAACGCTATCGTTGTGCCAAACAATAATTCTATACATAGCTACCCCTTGGTTTAGTTTAGGAAATGGTACAAAGTACCGCATAGGACACGTTTAAAGCGCCCTACACGCTACTTTTTACGCCGCTAGGGGTAGCTCTACAGTATCGGCGTTTTCTACGTTTAACCCGTTGATATGGTCTACCGCCTTTTGAGCTAGCGCCGCCGCTTTGAAAATAGCTCTACTATCCTCTTTTAAGACTTTTAACCAGCTTTGTATATATCCGGCGTGGCGTAGCTCTCCGGCGATACGGTAGTCCTGACATAAAAACGCCGCGCCCATTTCCGCTACTAATTCCTCAAAGGCGTAGAGAGGGTTTCCAAATTTACCCTTTAGGTTACGGTTACAACGTATCTCCGCACCAGTCCAATGGGTTAGCTCATGGAAAACGGTAGCGTAGTAGCTTGCTTCACTTATGAAGCTAGCCTTATGCGGTACGTTGATTTTGTCAACGCTAGGGGCATAAAAAGCGCTATCTCCGCCATGCGTGATTATCGCGCCGGTTAGCTTAATACGTTCCTCCGCCGCTTGGATAGCGTTAAACGGTTTATCCGGTACGCTAGGCGCTTGGATAGTTACGCCCTCCACTTGTGAAGCGTTAAACACGGTAAACGCGGTTAGATAAGCGCTTGTGAACTCTATTTCCTTTTTTTGCTTATCAACGCCGGTTTTTTGATAAGTACCGTATTTGACAATTTTTGTACCCTTTTCGTGTAAACGTACACGACAACCTAAGTCATTCCATTGTTTAAACGTAGCCCATACCGGCGTTGTGTAGCCATTTATCATGCTTGATAAACCAAGCATTAAACGGTTAACGCCGCGATATGGCGCTTGTGTAATGAAATTCTTATCGGCGGTACTATCGGTAGTCCAAGGCTTTATCCAAGGCATAGCGCCGTTTTCTAACTGTTTAATAATCGAATCGGTAACTTCTTGGTATACGGTACTCATGATTATTTCCCCATGTAGTCACGGTAGACAAAATAGATACCGCTAGCAGTACCGCATAAAATGCACGCTATAAACTCACCGGCACTAATGTCACCGGTAAGCAAACCAAGTACCGCCATTAGCATTAGCACTAAGCTAGCTAGATAACCAGTTGCATAAAACATAAAAACCCCTTTGAATGATTAGGAAATAAGAGTATACACGATTATTAAGATTAATAAAAGAGTAGCTCTTACTATATATAGCATAATAGAAACGTGCCATATCAAAACTATAATAATCATAAGTATATGATATATATAGATAATATAGTAAAACTAGGGTTTTCCCGATTGTTAGTTATCAACAGAGTTATCAACAGTAATATATATTATGTTAATATTATGTTATAAAGGTAATTATGTTATGTATTAACTATAATGTATACATAATATGTTATATACATACTATGTTATATACATACTATTATATATATATTAGTGTATACATACTATGTAATAAATGGTATTAATATAGTTAAGTGTATACATACTGTAAACGCTCACAAACGAGGGTAAGTTAACATAACATCTACTCTATGCGCTACCGTGAAAAGGGGTTTATTGTGTGTGTGTAGCGTAGCTCTATGCGGCGTACCATGCACGCTCTATGCTATCGGTAAGGGTAATGGGTAAGGTAACGCTCACGCTCTCACGCTCTACGCTCTCGCGGTCATCGATTGGGTTTGGGTATGGTTTGGTGTGTGCCCCATTCGCTTCCTCCACCAAAAAAAATATGTGTTTTCCTGTATAGTGATGTCTTGTCAGTTGTCATTCCTTTGATGGAACTTATGCCCTGCCCTTGTGGTGGGGCTTTTTTTTGTCTATACTGCCCAACATGGATAGGGGGATGCAAATGATTAGCATGGAAGTAAGTAAAGATGTGCCTGTGCCACCTGATAAGCGGCGGTATCCGTATAAGGTGATGGAGGTTGGGGACAGTTTCTTTGTTGACGGTGGGAAGTTACAAGTGGTGTGTAACAACAACTATCGGACTGGCAAGAAGTTAGAACGTAAATTCATCGCTAGATGCGAGAAGGAAGGAGTGAGGGTATGGAGAACGGCTTAGTAAACGGTCATAACGCCATGATGCCTATGGCTGCTGAGGACATGAAGAAGGCTTATATGGAGCGTGTGTATGCCATGAGCCATGCTGAACTGTTCCATGAGCTTATGCGGGTGCATACCGAGTCTGCTCGTCTTATGCTGATGGCACAAGAGGAGTTAGAGAAGGTGCGTAGCCAGCTTGAGCAATACGAACCTATCCACTAAAGAGCAGTTAAGGGCGAGTAGGGTTTGGCTTCAGGGAGAAGTCAGGGCTGCGCTACTGTGTAAAACCAAGAAACAGAAGATTGCCTTGGTTGACAGATGGAAATTGCAGTATTCGCCCATAACTGTTCAGGAGCTACTAAATGTGGCTAGGAACAAAAAGGCTGCCGGGGACATCATTCATTGGAACTTAGATGAAATTTAATTTACAACAGTTCTATAAGTTCTGCGCTCAACTCAAAATTGAGACTAAGGAACAGGGTCTTAGGAACATGGACCATCTCCTTGGTTCACAGACCTATGTGATGGAAGAGATTAGTTCTGGTCTAGAGAACGGGGTTCACTTCTTTGTCATTTTGAAGGGTAGACAGTTAGGGATTACCACGATAAGCCTAGCCTTAGACCTTTATTGGCATTTCACTAACGCTGGTCTTGGGGGAACACTTGTTACAGACACCGAAGAAAACCGAGATATGTTCAGAGGAACACTCGGTGCATACATGGATGGACTCCCAAAAGAGTACAAAATCCCTATGCTTGCCCACAACAGAAACTCTCTGTCCCTCAAAAACAGAAGCCGTATCTTCTACCAAGTCGCGGGACTCAGAGCCAAGGGTTCTCTCGGACGCGGAAAAGGCATCACATTTCTTCACGGCACAGAAACATCTTCTTGGGGTGATGAGGAAGGTCTGGCTTCCCTCTTAGCCTCTCTTGCTGAGACTAATCCTGAGAGACTCTACATATTCGAATCTACAGCCCGTGGCTTCAATATGTTCCATGAGATGTACGTTACTGCTAAACGGGCTAGAACCCAAAAGGCTATCTTCTGCGGATGGTGGCGCAATGAGTTTTACTCTGCTGACCCTGACTCAGACATCTACAAAGTCTATTGGGACGGCAAACTCACCACCGAAGAGAAAGAGTGGACTAAGGACATTAAGAAGCTCTACAACTTTGAGGTCAACTCAAGACAAATGGCTTGGTGGCGCTGGAAGATGCTTGAAGGTATCAAGGATGAGAGCTTGATGTACCAAGAGTTTCCACCCACAGAGGACTATGCCTTTGTGATGACCGGCACTAGTTTCTTCTCTATAGCCCGTTGTACTGATGCAGCCAAGATTTCTAAGAAGCTCTCCTTTGATAACTACCGCTATGTCTTTGGGGCTAATTTCCAAGATACCCAAGTAGTCAAGTCTACTGAGCGCTTGGCTACCTTAAAGGTGTGGGAAGAGCCTGTAGACACCGCCTACTACGTCATTGGTGCTGACCCTGCTTATGGGTCAAGCGACTGGGCTGACCGCTTCTGTATTCAGGTCTATCGTTGCTATTCTGACGGCATGGAACAAGTCGCTGCCTTTGCCACCTCTGAACTCAACACCTACCAGTTTGCTTGGGTGATTGCCCACCTTGCTGGCGCATACAAGAACTCAACCCTTAATCTAGAAGTCAATGGACCGGGGCAAGCGGTCATTAACGAACTCAAGAACCTGAAGAGACAAGCGGCTGCTATGGCTGGCGAGATTGGTCGGCAACTCATGGATGTCTATGGTTCGATGTCCAACTACATCTGGAGACGCAACGACACTATGGGTGGAATGTCCAACTCTATTGGTTGGCTAACAACAACCCAGACCAAAGAACGCATGATGACCTACATGAAGGATTACTTTGAGCGCGGGATGATGGCGGTCTACGACATGGACACCTTGGAAGAGATGAAGACCATTACCCGCGAGGGCGGTGGTATCGCTGCCTCTGGTCGCAACAAAGACGATAGGGTCATCGCCTCTGCTCTGGCGGCTGCTGCCTATGCCGAGCAACTACAACCTCGCTTGACTGCTATGAGAATTAGCCGTGCAGTCTCTCGCGCCATTGAGGACAAGACCCCCGAAGAGGTGGCTGTCGGTCGCAACGTATCTGATTACTTGAAGAGGATTGGTGTCTATGGAACATAACAATCTCACAGTAGTTTCTGTCTGCGGTCACAACAATGGGGCAAGTGCCATTCCCGCTATACAACGCTCTATGCAAGAGTTGCCGGGGTCATTAGGGTTACTACTATCTCCTGTTCAACCTGACAACTTATCCGATGACATTGAGTGGTGGGAGATTGGGAATCTGTCCTACTTGCAGTATTCTGTTTTTATGATGCACTCCTTGCACCAGTTCATTCATACCGAGTTTTGCCTTGTTGTCCAAGATGACGGGTGGGTACTAGACGGCAAGAACTGGCAAGATTCTTTCTATGACTACGACTACATTGGCTCACCTTGTCATGCAGCTTTTGTTAACAATGAATTACAGCTAGGATTTTCTTGGAGAGATACTCCAGAGCGCATAGTTATTCAAAATGGGGGCTTTAGCCTGAGAAGCAAGCGCTTTCTTCAAGCGCCCAATGTCCACGGCATTATTCATGTGCCAGCCCAAGACCCGCGCCTATGGAATGAGGATGTTCAGCTCTCAGGCATCTTTCGCCCCATCTTTGAAGTCAAAGGTTATAAGTTTGCTCCTGAGCCTCTTGCCAAGCAGTTTGGCATTGAGTATCTTGCCCCCGATTTCCATGATGACCTAGACCTCACCCAACTCTTTGGACATCACGCTCCTTCTCGAAAATTGGTCAGTCCCAACCATGTGGTTGTTGATTCTTCTTATTTGGAGTCTTACAGAGAGCCTGATGTGCTTGCCCATTTTCAAAACCTTGGATACACCGTAGAGTATGTTGCCAGTAACCATACCCAAGCGTGAATTGCTACGCATCATCAAACGCTTTGTCAAAGACCAAAACAGAGGCATCTCTGTCAAACTCTTTGCCGAGCTGTGTGGGGTAGACAAGGAGCATTTGCTCGATGTCTTCTTTTACCGCATCCGACCTCTAACAGAATATATGCAGATACGAGTGAGTAAAGGCTACAACTCATGGCTAAAAGGCGAAGTAGCCGTCATGCAAAACAGAGACAAGACACGGTTTGTGGAATACAGACGCGAACCAAAGCCCCGACTAGCCCGTACAACGGGTCTACACCTAGTCAATGGGGAAATAAAGATTAAGGTAGGGGTGGCTAATCGCGGTGATTACTCAGGTCAGACCTTAGATGAAGCACTTAAAAGGGGATAACTATGTCTGTGCTAAAAGACTATAAATGCGACAAACACGGGTACTTTGAGAGCTTTGAGGCTAAATGCCCAATGAAGAGCTGCTCAGAAGAAGTCTATGTTGTTTTCTTGCAAGCTCCGGGACTCATCTCGGATACAACCAAGAGGAACGACAAAAACATCAAACAACTTGCTATGGAGTTTGATATGACTGATGTCAAGTCAACCCGTGAAGGAGAAAACCAAGGAGGATTCTTTACTCGTAAGAACAAGACTTCTAAGCGCCAGCTAGAAAAAGAGGCTAAACTTGCCGCAGAGCGCCCAAGAGAGCCGCAACCAAGAGACTCTGCTATTTGGGGTGGCGGTGGAGGTGTAGATATGAAGTCTGCCTTGTCTGGAAGATTCAATCGACCCGTTGGTCCTCAACTCGGCAAAGAAACAGAGGTTGTATCAGTAATGCCTAACTCTATGGGAAATTTGACTGGACCTAAGATGGCTAGTTATACTGCCGACCATGAAAACCTAAGTCTGAAGAAATAATGCGGATTCCATCCAACGAAATTCTTAGAGAACAGTTCTACCGTGACTTGATTGAAAAGTGCATGGTGTCCTTGCAAGAGCGCAAAGGTGACTACGCCTCTCTGCGTTCTTTCTTTCTCTTTGGTTCTGGTCCTGATGAGTCTCCGACCATCTTCAACAAAATCTATCCCCACATTGACCAACTAACATCGTTCCTCTACTCAGCAGAAACGACACGGTTCTCCATCAATGTCGGGGCTTCTGTCCCAGACCAAGAACAAATTAAAGTCCCTCGCTTGACGCTTGCGCTCAATGACGAGTGGCTTAACTCCAACGCAGACCAAGTATTTAGTTCAGCACTTACTTGGTCACTTGTCTTTAACTCGACCTTCATCAAACTGGTCTACAACAACGGCATACACCCGTACATGGTAGAACCCGCCAGTATTGGTGTACTCAGAGAAGACACACCCT